ACTGCCCTCCTCAATGTCTTGAGCAGCTTGTCTTCGTGCTTGTTGTAACCAGTCTCTAGCAGTGGTATGTGCCTTGGCAAGCTTCTGCGCCCAGACCATATCCTCTAGTTGTACTTCTTCTTTGTTTGCAATTTTTTTACAAATAAATTCTAAGCGGAGACGATATGCAGTAGAAAGCATAAAGTTTTGTTCCTAACTGTGTTATTTAGATTCTAACATAGATTCTAATTGATTCAAACGAGTGAATTCATTGTGTGCTTTTTCTGATCTTTCATTCAGAATAGTCATAATATCCCCAAGAATTACTTCATTATCAACATAATCATCGAGGTAAGTGTCCAGAGCCTCTTTGAGATATCGATATCTATTCCACTCAGGGGAGTAGGGTTTGTACATAATAAAAAGATACTATGGTCGTATTATATATCATCGTACAATATATGGCAAGTTAGAATCTAGAATAGATCCAACCTGTACAAATGTATTTGTCTTTATCTCTAGGTGGAATTCCGCGATGGACATGAGACCAGTCTGCAGGGAACAAGAGTAATTTACCAGTTTCAGGTTTTACAGATTCACCATTAGCAAATTCAGTGTATCCACCATGATCAATGGTATTGAGATACCAAATATAAGTCAGAACTCTTACTGCAATTGAACCCGTATCTTCTCTTGTTACAACAAAATCATGATGCCAAGTATATCCAATAGACTCTGGTTTTGTTCTTTGTATTTGATATCCCGTATCAAAATAACTTTCAAAATTCTGAGATGGAAGTGGATATTTCTCAGTGTGTTGTTCTGTATATTGTTTTAGTGTATTATAAAAAATTTTGTCTTCGTTTTGCCAATCAGGCCAACTTGATAGAGATAAATCAAAGGAATCTTTGATGTCGGTTCTAACTTCTCCGCCACCAATTAATCCCTGATCTTTCCTTTCATCTCTTTCAAATTTCCATATACAATGATTACAAAATTGAGAACTAAGAGTATTCTCGTAAATATCAAGAATCATACTACTTTACTAAATCCTTTCACTTTATCAAACTTGATAACACGATCAAATTTATCCATAAGTTCATCGGTCTTATGTGATATTACAAATACATGTGCATCTTGTATTACAAATCTGATAATGGTAGTAAAGAAATCAGTACCAGCACCATCCAAAGAACTATCAAAAATCTCATCCAATATAAGGAGGTTAGTGCTGGCAGAGTTACGCATTTTTGCAATGTCTCTCCAAGTAAAAAGAAGAGACAAATCTATTCTCATTTTTTCCCCCTCAGAAAAAGAATCATAACTAAAGTCTTCATGAATTGGAGACCTAATTGATTCTTTGAACTCTTCATTTAGTGAGAAGTTAATATAAAAGTCCATCATCTGTAGGTATTTGTTTATCTGCTGATTCATTAAAGGCAGATACTTTTTGATGATTTTGGACTTAACTCCACCATCCTTCATCAAGGAATGAGCAAAATCTAGGTAGGATACTTCTTCTCTCTGAGAGGATCTTTCTTTTTCTGTTTTTTCTAAATCCTCCTTGAGGTTTTTAAGGGTCTCTCGCTCAGTATTTCTGTTTGATACTTGATTGGCAACGTCTTGAATTTCCTTTCTAAGATTCTTGATTTGTCTGTTAATCCCAGAAATTTTAACATTATTTGTTGAAATGTCATTATTGAGTCTGTTAATCTCCGAAGAACAATTTGTAAATTCGATATCCTTTTCTTGTTCTACATTGATTGCACTCTCCAACTCTTTGTACCCTTCATTGAGTTCTTTAGATTTCTCCTGAATATCTACAATTTTATCTAGGCGAAATTGTTCTTCAAGAGGCTGTGTACAGGTAGGGCAAACCGTATTATCTTCAAAAAATTTATGATCTTCTACAATATTTTGTATTTTTTGTTCCAGTTTTACTTTTATGGTATTAAGTTTTTTTAGAGTTTTTTTAGTGTTGTTAAGATTCTCTAACTTTGGTTGTAACTCATCCATGATCTTCAAAGTTTTTTGATCAGTTTCATCCATGATCTCATCAACTTCTTTATGAAGACCTTCGACTTGTTTTTCTTTTTTTTCTATTCTTTCTTTACCAGACTTCTCAATGTCTTTAATAAAATTCTCTTGCATCTCAATCTTATCTTCGATCATGTCTTTTCGGATCGAAGCTTCACGAATGACTTCATTACAAGAACGAACTCTATCTTTGAGAATTCCATTCATTGTAGAAAAAATTTTAATATCAAGTAAATCTTCCACAATGTCTCTACGATTTGCAGATGTCAGCTGCATAAAGGGAACAAATGTAGCAGATCCAAGAATAACGGTCTGAGTAAAAGACTTGTAGTTTAGTTTGAGAATACCTTCTTCAAGTTTCTTTTGTTGATCAGACTGTGCTGCATCTTGATTCTGAACTTTACCATCTACCCAGATCTCAAAAATATTTGGTTTAATTCCACGAATTACTTTATACTCTCTAGATCCAATAGAGAATTCAATTTCAACCAGACAATCTTTCTCATTGGTAGAGTTGATGAGTTGAGGTTTATTAATTTTACGGAATGGTTTGTTATACAAAACAAAAGTAAGAGCATCCAAAATGGTACTCTTACCCGAACCATTAGATCCCATGATCAAATTAGTGTTTGACCTTTGAAAATCAACTTCGGTAAAATTATTTCCCGTGCTCAGGAAGTTCTTCCAACGAATCGTCTTGAAAAGAATCATAATGTGGTATAACCAACTCGTTTGGACTGATAATGGAATATCTGTAATTATACTTGTTACACATGGATATTGCAAGTTCCGAATCTACTTCCACAACATCCATCTCTGGAAAGTCTTCTGCCTCTAACTGCATGGCATAACGTTCTGCATCATCCTCTTCCTGAAAGAAAAAGAGAGTCTTATCACCGTAATTATCCTCTACAGCGTATGCACCTTCGTCTTCTTGTCCAGAAATTGTGAGGATATACATTATTCAACCTCGCAAGCTTGTTGATAGACTTCTCTAATAAGTTTCTTCACTCGTTCTTTGTTTAGATTAAAATCCGAGTCTTCAACATATTTATTGAGAATTGTTATTGTGTCTTCAATTTTTTCTCCATCAAAATCAACTTCATCATCATTGACATCAAAGTTTTCAACAATCTTAAGATCATGAATACCTGACTTGTAAATCTTATCAATAAACTTATCGAACATCAGTGGATCAGATTTTTTTCTGACTATCACTTTTACAATTTTATCTTTAAAATTTCTAGTGTCAAAAAGTTTTGGATTTTGATCTTCATAGTAAATTCTTTCAAAAATATTATATGGATTTTGAATAAATTCTAAACTATAGTCTTCAGTATCAAAGAAATTAAATCCTCTCTTATCATCAACATCATTCCAAAACATTTGATATGGATTACCTAAGTAAAATATCTTACCATCATTTGATCTGGTGTGGTAATGACCAGAACAAGTAATCCTAAATTTTTGGAACATATCTGCACCCATACCATGTTGTTGTACATGACCAGGATATGTTGAGAATCCGTTGAGTTCTAGGTGACCAAATGCAGCCTTTGCTTTGGTTTTTAAAATTTTTTCCTGAGTTTCTTCAAAATTTTCTTGAGAAATCCAAGGAACCATGAATGCTTTGAATCCGTCAATGTTATACTCACCAGGACCAGAGATGCGAATAACATTATCGTATTCGGAAAGAAGAGAATCAATCGAATTGACCTCATTCGTGTTCTTATAATATGCATCATGATTACCAACTAACTGGTAAACAGTGACACCTAGATCTTTGAATCTGTCATATACATTTTCTTTTGCCCAATTAAGACACCAAAAATCAACAGACTTTCTACTATCAAATGCATCACCAAGGTGAATACAATTTTTGGTTTTACGTTTCTCTAATTCAGGAAAGAAAATATCTTCATAAAATTTTTGAAAATATTGATGAAAGTTTTTACTTCCTTTTCTTGCCCCGAAGTGAGTATCAGTAACTAATGCAATAGAACTCATTGATACATTTTTGTTTGAATGGCATCCTTAATGGAATTATACTCTGCAGAATTATAGTTGTCACCATCTACTGTGAATACTTCGTCGTAACCAGACCTCTCAATGATTTTGGTACGGATCTCCATCTGTTTTTTCTCCTTCTGGATTCTGCGGAGAAACGCATAATGAATGATCTGCGTAAAGTAAGCAAAAGGAT